ACGATGTATTCGAACCTGTTGAAATATCACTATACGACGTGTTTGAACCGGTGTCAATATTAGCATATGCTATAACATCTACTGCTCCTACACTAGCTGTAGCCGATTGTCCAGTTAATCCCATAACTTGATCTGCAGGATCTAAAGTGCCTGTAGAAGCGGTTGCCGAAACGCCAGTTAATCCCATGACATCTGCAGGAGATAAAGTGCCTGTTGAACCTGTAATAGCTTGACCAGTTAAAGTTTCTACAGCAGAACCTAATCCTATTAAAGCACCTATTTTTGTTTCTATTTCAAGACCACTTAAAAGTGCTGCATCATTTGGTACAACCACAGAACCTATTCCTGATGTTATAGCTAATCCTGTTAAATTAGCTTCATGTGAAGTTTCCCCTTCAGCTGTTCCTTGTTCTGAAGTTATAACTTGTCCTGTTACAGATACATCTTCATTCGGTGCAACTGCAGTTCCTTGATCAACAGAAACTTCCTGTCCCGTTAAACCCATAAATTGATCTGCAGGATCTATTACACCTGTTGCTGATGTTGAAGATACTCCTGATACAGCAAAAGATACATTGATAACGTTTGTGATTGAATTGACTGATGATTGAAAAGACACTCCACCAACTTCTACTGTTTTTGGTATGACAGGTGATATAGATCCTGTTGATGCTGTAGATGAAATTCCTGTTGGTTCTACTAAAGCGTTTGCTAAAATTCCTACTGATCCAATATTAGAAGTAGCAGATACACCTGTTAATGAAATTGTTTCGTCTGCAAGATTACCGTACTCACCATCGTTCCATGCTTTTGCACCCCAACCCGTTGCAAGTAATGCATCACGGTTCCAATACGCTTGACCCCAGGTGAATCTACTCCATCCTGATTGAACCGACATGGTGGTCCTCCTATGCTAATCTTATGATTGCGTTTGTAGCGTCTGCTGTTGGAAACTGAATTGTGAAAGTTCCGTTTGTCGCTGTTTTGTCAGAACCAAAAGCGATTGCACAAACAGCTGCATTTGAATCAGATGAATTATAAATTAATGCACCGTTAGCTGTAAAAGAAGCTGAAGTGTAACTTACGTCTGCAAAATCACAAACTGCAGTCGTGCTATCAGCAACTGGAGTTACGCTTGTTAACGTAGCACCACCAGAAGTGTAAGCAGTTCCAGATGTGTTTGTAATTTCTTCTGATGTAGAGAATGCAGTAGTTGATGCACCTAATGTTGCATCACTGTCGTATAAAGCGATCTTAAAAGTGTCACCTGTTGTTGCTGTAAAATCGTGAACACCTTTTAGTAACTCTACTTTAAAACTTGTACAAATTGCCGATGTTATTGCCATTTTTTATCTCCTATGGGTTTACTGAGTTTATTGGTATTCTAACTGCTCCATCAGTGTAGTCGTCTCTTCTACGTCTACCAATTTGCTCACTAGCAAACTTCTGTACTTCTTCTTTATACTTTTGCTCGTATAAAGTCAACATATCTGCTGGACCTTTTAGGAAGCCATAAGCCTCTGCCAAACAGCAATATAACAAGCCATTAGGGAAGTTTAAGCTAATATAGTTAGTATTGTCACTCTCTAAAAGAGCTGGTGCCACATTATAATGCACTCTAAATTTATAGTTTGTATTGGGTGTAGGAGCTAAAAATATCCGCCCTGATGTAGTATCTGATTCTCCTGTAGCACCACCAAACATAGCATAGTATTTTGGTTTACCTTGCGCTGCAGCTGTGCCTGTAATGGGTTGATATTCTTGTAGGTAGGTTACGTCTTTTTTCTCTAACCAAGTGTTAGATCCAGTGAGCACGGCACTTGAATCGTAAACTTGTATACCTCTGATAAATACAGCTCCAGCTGGACAGTTAATTGTTTCTTGTCCTGGAACTAAATTACCTGATTGTTGTTTTCTGTCTGCATCAATAGGCACGTCTCTAAAAATTCTATACTGTGCATTTAAAATAATGTTTTCTAAAACAGAATCAGATAACACATTAGAGTCAACTTCTGTGTAACTTCTTATTTGTGTTTTTAATCCTGATGCGCTTAATCCTGCCATTATGCTGATAACGTGACTGGTCCAACGGAACAGCCGTTTCCTCCTCCTGTTACTCCCCCTTTTGTAGCAGTATCTGTATCAACTGTAAAGAAGAAGAAATTTGCTACGGCATAATCTGTAGAAACTCTAGCATCATTTACATACAATCCTGTTGTAATTGTATATCCAGCTGCTTTTGCAATATTAGATCCTGATATACCATCAAAGCTTTGTGGATTTGCAAATTGAAAAGATCCACCAGATGCTGTAGTTGCTAAAGGAGCTCCTCTAAATCTTTTTGTATCACCATTCGTTAAACCATGACCAGGTGCTGTAACATTTATTATTCTAGATCCTGCTTCATAAGTTTCAAAAGCATCTGTTGGTAATAGGTATGGAACTGCATTTTCAATTCTATCTGGTCTAATATTTCTTAAAGATATAGAATCACCATTCATAGGTTTTGGTTCTAACTGTGGTTGTTTTGGTTCAAACTCTGATACATGAACTAAAGATCCATTCCATTCTCTAACCATTTCTTTATATGGAAACTCTAAACCTGATCTATCTGATATTGCTTTTGCGTATTTACCTGTTGCGTATTTTGCCATTATGTTCCTGGGTAGTATGCTTTTGGTGTTATGTACGTGCTAGATGCAGATCCATCCTCTGCTAATGCTCTAGCTAATTCATCTTCGTAAGCTAGTTTCATAGGTTGAATTAATTCTGGTTTATATTTTTGTGCTAAATAATATGCAAGTCCAGATACCATACAAGGCACAAATCTAAACGGCACATCAGTTGCGTTTGTATAATCACCTACATCTTGTATTCTTTTAATATAATAAAAATGCATATCTTTAGATGCATTTGTTGAATCAGGTGTTGGGTAAACATGTACTCTAACTTTATCTATAAATCTCTCTACCCAATATTGATTAGGTGTGCCTTTTGATAATTTATTTGAAAACGCCGCATAAGTAGATCTATCTACTTTTGTCATAGGTGAGTCTGCTTGCGTTGTTTGAGTTCTGTTTGCTCTTAATTGTGCTTCCAAAACGTCAGATATTCCATACACACCGTTTGGTGTAGATGTTGCACTTGTACCATCATCTGATGATCTAAAGAAATCATACTCTGCTTGTCCTTCTATTAAATCTAAATCAAGTTCATCTATTTCCCAATAGTGAATACCTCTGTTTCCCCATTCTTGAAACAAAATATTTAGCGATCTTCTCGCAGATTTTAATTGGTAACCAGCTACGTTCTGTAGTCCAATACGCTCATGAGCCTCCTCTACTATCTCATCGATAGCAAAAGTTTTGTCGAACGTAGCTGTTCCCGAAGTTGTATTAGCCATTCAAACTCCTACGATTCGTAAACTTTAATCCATTCACAAACAACTGTAGCGGAATCTCCTGACGTACAAGCCGGTAATGTTATATTAACGTCACCAGTAAAGTTTGTAGCTTCAGTATTTGGTAACCCTCCAAAACTAGAATAGTCATACTCCATTTCACCATTCATAGTTAAGAAATCTACGTTTGTTCCTGAGTTATCCCAGTTCATACGTAAAGCGTCTACTTGAGCAGTTACTGAAACGTTAAAACTAACTTTATTTAATCTTACTTTTACACAAGACTTTTGGTTGTTAGTATTTAATTCGGACACATCAACAATTTTTGTTGTGCTTCCAGAGCCATCAGAAACCACGTTGTAGTGGGTGATAAGTTTTTTTGATCCGTCAAATACAGTTGTATTTAATACTGTGTCTGCCATTTTTTGTCCTCCTTTTAAAGAGCGCCTGCATCACCAGGCGCTCCGAGTTATCTATTAACTATCTGCAAAAGGTGTTGCTTCAGTACCTGTACCGATCAACACAGCTTCTACTAAATATACATTGTCTTCAAGTGCCGTGATAGTAATTGTACTACCTTTGTCGCCACCTGTAGTTCCACCGTTCATGCTGATAACATCGTTAGATGCCGCTGGTGCAAATGAACTATTTGTTCCGTCTGCTACGTTCACAACAGTTGCGTGACCAACAAATTTGTCAGTTCCGTCTGTTTTGATATCACAGTCCGTACAATCTGTGCCTACAAAAAATTTGTAGACAGCACCTAAGTGACTGTTCACATTAGGGTCATTGTCGCCAGCAGAAGCACCTTTGCTATCTGCTTTGATTGTTGGAAGAGTAATTGCTCCATCTGCATCATTTACTTTAATTACTTTACCTGCGTGAGCAGCAAAAGTTAAAGTAGTTTCTGCTGTGATGTTAACAATCGAATCAGGTCCCGCAGTAACAAATCCTCTTTGAGATTTTACCGGTCCTGAAAACGTAGTTTGTGCCATAATTATATCCTCCTAGTTTACAGATCATAGTCTCTAGGCCGTCGACTATACGCGTCTATGATCTTTTATAATTGTATAGTAAGAAAGTTATACTCTTATTTTTTCAAGAGTGCAAGAGAGCCTGTAATTTGGTTTGATATTTATCCAAGATGTAGCTTTTTATTAAGTAGCTACTGAAACTTCTGGCGCAGCATCCTCTATCTTATTTGCAAGACTAGCTATCTTAGCCTCTTCTTGCTTGATAGCATTGACAACTTCCCTAATTTTGTTGTCAATTCTTACCATATCCAAAGTATACCTTTGGTTATCACGCTGATGCACCGCCCACTCTGTCTCGAGACTTCTCTTCTGTTTGTAAAGGTCTCTGACTTGTATTTGCATCTATGGTCTCCTCATAAGTTAGCCATAATTTAGACGAATCAATGAATC